TGGGCAGGAACTTCTGGTAGTCCAGGCCGTCCTCGGAGAGGAAGTGGTCGGTGTAGAACTCGGTGAGCCGCTCGTCCTTGCAGGTCATCTTCAGACCCAGCAGCGGGTACTTCGAGTAGATGTCGACGCAGGAGCCGACCAGCGGGTGCGAGATGTAAAGAAGTCGGCAGTACGCCCGCATCTTCTGCATCTGCGCGGGGTCGTCGAACTGGAACGGCAGGTTGTTCTGCCGCCAGTAGAACAGCGGGTCACGCGGCCGCACGGTGGCGAAGTCCACCGATGGGTTGCCGGTGCCGCCGCCGGTGAACCCGGCCGCCGCCGTCTTCCGGCGCGCCACGCGCCGGTTGGCGCGCATCTCGGCCTCTTCCCCGCTCTCACCCGGCCGCGACGAGAACCGGCGGAACAGGCGGTCGATCCGCGACTGCTCGCCCTCGTAGTTCGGGCCGCTGGCGCCCCGCTGTGCCATGAATCCTCCTGTGGTGGCTCACCCCTTGGGGGTGGGCGAGCCGCCACAGACAGGGCGCTGCTGATCAGGAGGCCGGGGCCGTCTTCCGCCGGGTCTTCTTCACCGGCTCCGCCGAGGCGGGGGCGACGTAGCCGTACGCCTGCAGCTGTGTCGCGCGGGCGTCCTGGCCGTCAGGCAGGCTGATCCACTCACCCGGCTGGTACACGACGCCGTTCAGCTCCAGGGCCACCAGGGCCTTGAGGGGGATGCTCACTGCTGCCCTCCCAGGAGCCCGGCCAGGTAGTCGACGTACGCGGACCGCCCGAGCGTGCGGCCGCCTGCGCGGTAGGAGGACTCCTTCTTCCCGAACGGGTTCCCGCCGCCGGAGTCCTTGTCGTCCGAGCCGGAGTCGTCAGACCCACCACTGTCGGAGCCCGAGTCGCCCCCGTCGCTACCTCCGCCGAACGGAGGGCCTCCGCCGTCATCGCCGCTCTCGGGACCGCCCTCGGGGGCCCCGGCGCCCGGGGGCATCGCGTTCGGGTCGTTCGGGTCACCGCCAGGCGGCATCCCCGGCATGGTCGGGGGCGGCATCCCCGGGATCTGCACCGGCATCCCGTCGATCGACTGCGGGAACGCCGAGAACATCGGCTGCACCCGCACCAGGAACGACTGATTGCAGAACGAGCACTCCGTGTTGCCGTCCGAGCGGCCGATGACCTGCCCCGAGCCGCAGAACGGGCAGTGGCAGATGGTGATCCCATCCCCGGACTGGTGCGCCACCACCATGCGCAGCGTCATACCGCTCACCTCCACCCCCTACGGCTGGAGGAGCGCCCCCGGACAGCACGGCGCCCCCTCCCGTGGTGAAGACAGGAGAGGGCGCCGAGCTGGGCGCTACACATCGGCTTGTAGCCATATCACCGTATCAACTGATCGGTGTATCCGGCACGGGTGCGGGCCCCTTCCCGTCCCAGGGCGCGGCCATTCCGGCCGCGATCAGGTCGTCGTTCAGGTTGGCGCCGTCCGGCGAGGTGATGTCGGCCAGGTACCGGCCGTACTTGTCCTTCTCGTCCTTCTGCGTGGTGACGGTGAACACCGGCCCGTGCTTGGCCAGCCACGCCTGGACGAACGCGATGGCGGCCTTGCCCGCAGGCGTGAAGCGCTCGGCGGCGTTCAGGCCGAGCAGACGCACCCGCTGCTGGACGGATATCGAGAACCCGAGGTCGATCTGCAGGTCCAGAGTGTCGCCGTCCACGTCGTGCGTGACGGTGCCCTGGTAGGTGTACATCACTTCCCCCCGAAGAGGATGTGCGGGATGAACCAGGCCGTCAGCCCCAGCCAGGCAAGGACGAACGCGGCCTTGCCCGGCCGGGTGTTGGTGCGGAACCAGACCCGAATCCGCTCGGAGAGCGTGTCACCCAGCTTGCCGTTGAAGACGCAGCGCAGCTCCCAGGCCAGCGCGCCGCCGAGGATGGTGCCCCACGCGATGTTCGGGTCCACGTCCATGGCTGCTCCTAGTCGAACAGGGAGTAGTCGAGCGAGGCTCGGTGGGAGAAGGCGTGCTCGGCCGGGTCGGTCGGCAGCATCTGCTGGCCGCCGCCGTGGCCGTGCTCGGCGTGGGAGAAGGTGGCGGGCTCCGGGTGGTCCAGAGGCGCGTCGGTGACCTGGTGGCGGGGGCCGTGGGAGAACCCGCCCGCAGGCGTGGACGGCGGGGTCGGCTTCACCGAGTCGCCGAGGCTGTCCAGGCGGCCCTCCATGTCGGCCGCCCGGCGGTCGTTCTCGCCCTGCAGGTAGTGGGAGACCTGCTCCGGGTGCTCGAACCTGTCCCGGCTCGACGTGTCGAACTTGTGGCGCATCTCGGCCTGGTCGGAGTCCAGGCGTCGCATGATCTCGTTGAACTCCCGGCGCCCCTGCTCGTCGTGGTGACGCTGGACGACGTCGTCCACGTGGTCGGAGGCCGCGTTGTTGGTCGGGATCATGTAGGGGGCCCGCTCCTCGGCCGCCGGAGCCGGAGCCGGAGCCGGGGTGTGGGCCGGGGCCTGCTCGGGGCTGCCGTGCCACCAGTCCTTCAGCCGCTGGAAGAACCCGGCCACGGTCGGCTCCAGAGACGCGGTGGTCTCGCCGAGCTTGGTCTCCAGGTCGTCCAGCCGCTTGTGGACCGAGTCGAACATGCCCGGGTCCGGGTCCGGCGCCGAGCTGGGGTCGTACGGCTTGGGCGGGTCCGACTTCGGCGTGAAGTTCTTCGCCCGCTCGGTGATCGGACCGTCGCCGGTGCCGCCCCACGACTCGTACGCCAGCGGGTAGGCGTTGGCGTGCTTGGCCACGGCCTCGGCGGCCAGCTTCAGGCACTCGGCCATCGGCACCGCCGGGTTCTGCCGCGCCGCCACGACGGCCAGGCGGGCCGCCACGGCGTCCATGGCCATCTCGGCCGTGGCCGTCACCTGCCGACGCGCCGCCGTCTTGCGGGCGGCCGCCGTACGGGCCTGGGACAGCAGCTGCCAGCGCTCGGTCAGGTCGCCGGTCAGCTGCTCCACGCCGTAGCCGCGCGCGCTGGCGATGGCCTGCAGCTTGTCCTCAGCCAGAGCCAGTCGGTGGCCCAGGTCGGCCTGGTCGGCCGCCAGGTACAGGAACTGCCCCACCGTGCGCTCGGCGTCGGCCAGGGCGGCCGTACGGGACAGCTCACGCTTCTCGTGGTCGAGGTCGCGGCCGGTCTCGTCCCACATCAGAGATCCGAAGTCCATCGGTTCAGGCGCCCTTCTGCTCGGCGAGGAGGCCCGCCTGCACACGGCGGCGGAACGCGGCCGCCGTCGGGGACAGGCCGGAGCCGGAGTTGTATGCGGACGCCATGCCGCTGTCGGGGAGGGTGACCGGCTGGCCCTGCGGCGCGGCCGCCGAGGACGGCACGACCGGCTGCCCGAACGGCTCGGCCCCGTTGTAGGGGGCGGCACCGGCCGGGGCGGCCGCATCCATGCCGCCCGCGAGCGGGCCGGGCTTTCCGGGGCCGTTGATCGGGGTGTCACCGGTCGGCGACGGCGACGTGGACGGGTTGGTGGTGTCCAGGTCGATCCCGGTGGCGGCCTCGACCTGCAGGTAGGTGCCGTCGGTCGGCAGGGCCTGCGCGGCCGCCACCTTGTGGGTCAGCTCCCGGTGCTGGGCGATCCGGCGCGCCAGCGCGGGCTCGACCTTCGCCAGCGCAGCGTGCGCCGACAGCCACGCACCACGGGAGTGCGGGTTGTCGGTGAAACCGGCGTAGATACCGGCCTCCAGCTCCGGCGAGCCGGGCCGGACCACCGGCGTGCCCTCCTTCCAGCGGGCCGCGTACTTGTAGCCGCGCTGGAAGTCCGGGTGCTGCATGTCCTGCTTGGAGGCCACGCGCCGGGAGGCGAACGCCGGGTGCTTGAGCGACTGGCCGTTGTCGCCGCCCATGGAGGAGGGCACGTCCTGCGCACCGGCGGCCGGGGCCGCGCTGGTGTAGGCCTCGGTGTACTCCGGCGCCGCGTGAGCGTCACCGAACGACGGAGCCGTCTCGGCCGCGCGGGCGTCGGCCGCGCCGTCACCGGCCTGCCCGACGTTTCGAGGAGGCGTCGAGCGCGGCGAGTTGGCGATGTTCGGCTCGATGATCTGGTTCGGCTGGGTCCACTGGTCGGCCTGACGGCGCAGTGAGGCGTGCGCCTGGTGACCGGAGGAGACCTCGCCGCCCTGGTCGTAGTGGGCGTCGCCGGTCATGCCGTCCGCGCTCTCGCCCTCGTCCAGCGTCCAGGGGAAGGCGACGGTGGTCGGCAGCGGCGTCGTGTGGGGCTCGTTCTTGACGTCGATGGTCTGCTGGATCTGCTGCAGGCCGGACGCGGCCGTCTTGGGCCGCTGGGAGACGTCACCGGCCTCCTGGGTCTGCTCGGTCTCCGGCTGCGCCGGTTCGGCCTCGGGCTTGGCGTTCGTCGGGCCGCCCTGCGCGGGGATGTCACCGGAGATGGAGTGGCCACCGGCGCGCTCCGGCGAGGAGCTGCCACCGCCGGACAGGGACGGCTCGGCGCCGGGGCCAGTCAGCTGGCCGCTGCTGTCGTGGCCGCCGGGCACCTCGGGGCTGGAGCTGCCACCGCCGCCGACGGCCATCTGGATCGCCGGGGCCGCGCTGGAGGTCTCCGTGCCGGTGACGCCCTCGTTGATCGGGTTGACCGCCGGGGCGAAGTTGTCGAACACGTCCGGAGGGAGCGGGGTCGGCTTGTTGGTGACGCCGTCCGGCGCGGTCGTCTGCTGGATCTGGTCCAGGCCCGACCCGGCCTCGACGACGACGGCCTGCGCCCGCAGGAACGTCGCGTAGCCGACGAAGATGTCCTCGGCCGTCTGGGACTGCGCGCCGAGGCTGGAGGTGACCTGACGGGCCTTGCCGACGGCCTGCTCGGTGAACTCCTCCTGGTCGGCCTTGACGAAGTCCGGCACGTCCTTGAACCACAGCGCGGCCTGCGCGATGAGCTGGCCATGGTCGAAGGGCGCGTCGGCGACCTCGGTGTCCAGCCAGTCGGAGTCCGTGGTGCCCCGCGCGGTCGCGGAGATGACCGGGGCGAACCTCTCGCGGATGGAGGTGTCGGCCAGGTCCGCCTCGCGCTCCAGCGCGGCCGTGCGCTGAGCCTGCCGGTCCAGCTCGTGGAGCTGGGCGACGAGCTGGACCTGCTCATCGAAGGTCTTGGCACTCTCGATCCGCTTGAGCAGCTCGGAGCGGTCAGGGCTGGGCATGCTGTTCTCCTCCTGCGCG